GATGGAGCGGAAGGGCAGATGGGAAAGAGAAGGAAGAAGGCTGTCTATGTACAGTATGACTATGAAGCGGCATACCAGCAGGAGGTAGAGAAGGCAGAGGAGCAGCAGCTGCTGGACATGCTGAAGGAAGGGAAGCGTCAGGTATATGCCACGAAGGAGGTAAGGGCAGGGGAGCAGCTGGAAGTAGAAATCTATCCGGAGTTCACGAAGAAGGAGCGGGCGCAGATACCGAATGAAGCGCAGAGGAAGAAGCAGCGGCAGGCACAGCGCAACCTGAATGAGAAGAACAGCAGGAAGCAGTGTGAGCGTGTCATCAATGAGAATTTCACAGACCGGGATATATGGGCGACATTCACCTGTGATGAAGACAATGTCCCGCAGAGCATGGAAGAAGCGAAGGGCATCATGCAGCGCTACATCAAGCGCCTGAACTATCACCGGAAGAAGGCGGGGCTGCCGAATGCAAGATACGTCTATGTCATAGAGCGCAGCAAGGCAGGAAGGTGGCATTATCACATCGTGCTGGATGGGGACATGAGCATGGACGACGTGGAAAAGCTGTGGACAGCCGGGAAGCGGAATCAGGTGCGCCGTCTTCAGAGGGACGAAAACGGTCTGTGCGGGATGGCAAGGTACATCACGAAGTCACCGGAGGAGAAGGGAAGGAAGGGAGACACCAGAAAAGGGATGAAGAGCTGGACACCGTCGAAGAACCTGCGCAAGCCGAAGGAGAAGGTCACGCACTATAAATTCAAGCCGAAGGATGTGGAGAAGGTGGTGAAGGATGCGGATGCCATGCCGGAGCTGCTGGCGAAGTGGTACGCGATGGAAGGCTACACATACACGTCCGGGGAAATACGGTACAACGATTTCAATGGCAGATTCTACATCTACGCAAGGATGCGGAAGCCGCCAGAAGGAAAGGATGCGAAGAAGGATGCAAAGAAAAGTAGTTAGAGCAGCAGGCGCTGCGGTGGTGGCGGTGCTGCTGATGATGGTGCTGGCGGCATGTACGAACGGCCAGAAGACGGAAATGAAGGAGGGGCAACTGCTGCCGACCTTCACAGTCATGCAGGCCGCGGAGGTAGTGCAGGAAGACGAGCCGGAACCGGAGACGGAAGAGCAGGCCACGGAGGAGCAGGAGGAGCCAGAGGAGACGGAGCAGGGCATCTATGGATGCCAGCTGTACAGCGTGTACGGATTCCCGTGGAATACGATGTCACAGGATTGGAGTGGTGAGCAGGTGGAAGGATTCTACTATCACGAGATATCAGAGGATTGCAGGAAGGAAGGCGGGGAATTCCCTGTCATCGCGCAGGTGTACACATACATCACCTGCAAAGAATACGGTGTGGACTATGAAATGGTTTTCGCGCTGATTGAGCATGAAAGCAGGTGCAGGTGGAGAGCAGAGGGAGACGGCGGCAGCAGCATCGGCCTGATGCAGATATCAGAGAGATGGCACAGCGACCGGATGCAGCGTCTGCACTGCACTGACCTGATGAATCCATTCCAGAATATCCGCGTCGGGGTGGACTTCCTGCATGAGCTTCAGGAGCAGCTGGAAGGCAGCGAATTCCTGAATGCGGATGTGCTGGCCGCGTACAACTACGGGATGGCTGGCGCAAGGAAGCATCTGTGGGACAAGGGGATTCATTGGTATTCATACAACGAGGAGATAATGGAGCGGGCGCAGGAGCTGAAGGCGGAGACGCTGGCAGCGCAGGAGCGCAGGAGCAAAGAAAGGAGCGGAGAGGAATGACGATGCTGAAGGAGGAGCGCAGGAGGAAGAACGACCGGGCAGCAGTCACGGCTGCGGAAGTGTACTGTGTCAGGTGCATCAGGCAGGCGCTGAAGGCGGAGAGAGTGCCGGAGGGCGGCGCATACTGGCGGGAAGTGACAGCGAAGACGGAGAAGCTGCTGCTGTACCATAGGGAGGAAATCCGGGACATGTACAGGACAGCGCGGGCGGAGCTGCGGAAGTGGATTCTGGAAAAGAGCGGGGCGCAGGATGCAGTGGCATTCCAGAAGGCGCAGGAGCTGGGGCTGACCGGGGACATCATGCACGACATGGAGGTATTAGGGAAATGAAAGAACAAGGGGGAAGATTCCCGGTAGGAGGAGTGGACAGAGAGGGGAAGGTGGACAGAATATCACTTCAGACAGCAGTGGAGACACCTTTCTGGATGGCTGTGTGGGCGACGGAACCACACAGGGAGATAGAGGTCAGCATGTCATACAGCGACCTGAAAATTATATGTGACCTGATAGACAGGGCAAGGGAGGGAAAAAGGAATGAATCTGAAGTACGCGCTGCGGAGCGAGGACACGGAGCAGATAAACGTCATCAGCTGGGCGGGATGGCAGCGGAATGTATATCCGGAGCTGCGCCTGCTGCACCACTGTCCGAACGGCGGCAGCAGGAACAAGGCGGAAGCGGTGAAACTGAAGCAGATGGGGACGATGGCAGGAGTGCCTGACCTGCACCTGCCAGTGCCGAAGGGAGCCTACTGCGGGCTGTACATCGAAATGAAGTACGACAAGGGCAGGGTGGAGGACAGCCAGAAGGAATTCCTGCGGATGGCGGCATCATACGGGAATTATTGCGTCGTGTGCTACGGCGCGGAGGAAGCCATCGGCATCCTGAAGGAATACTGTGAACTGAAGCGGATTGACACAGGGCAGCAGGAGAGCATGATGAAGCATCCGAATCTGTCCGTGCTGAAGGGCGGGAAGGCGGTGAAGACGCTGTGAAGGTGAAGGAGCTTCTGGACGTTGTGCCGAATCCGACGATGCTGCGCATCATGAGAGGGAAGGAAGACCTGTACACCGGATACAAAGGTGTAATGCACTATGAACAAGGGAACGAGCCGGAATGGATGGAGGAGACGGTGAAGGGATTCGCAGCCGTCCCTGAAATCCGGCATAGACAGTACAGGGAGAAGGGGCTGATGGAGCCGCTGCTGCCGGAGGTGATGCCGCAGTATTCCTTCAGCGACCTGATGATGACGCTGTACTACACAATAACAATTTAAGCCAAAGGAGGGCAACACAATGAAGATTATTGCAGTAATGAGCCAAAAGGGAGGAATCGGCAAGACCATGACAGCCGCTTCCGTCGCGTACATTTTAGGGGAGGAGAAAGGGAAGAAGGTGCTGGCCGTGGATGCCGACCAGCAGGGCAACCTGTCCATGCTGTACGGGAGATTCGAGCCGGAGGGCGCAGGGCTTTCCGACCTGCTGGAAAAGCATCAGGCAGTCGGCGGGACATGGAGGACGACGGATGCAATCCAGACGACGGCATACGGGAATATAGACATCATACCGTGCAACGGGTATCTGATGCGGACGAACATGAACCTGCTGCTGATTGAGAAGGAGGACCAGATTCTTCGGTTTTCCGCCGCGATGCTGGAAGTGAAGGACGCATACGACTATTGCATCATAGACTGCGGGCTGCTGATGGACATGGCGGTCACGAATGTGCTGGTGGCTGCCGACATGGTCATCCTTCCGGTCAAGATTGGCGGCTTCGAGCTGGAAGCCATAGAGAACACGCAGGAGCAGGTGGAAGACCTGCGCGGCCTGAATCCCGGAATCCGGACGAAGGTGCTGATGACGATGCGGCAGAAGAACCAGACTTCCCTTCAGGTGGAGGAGTGGCTGCACACGTCCCTGCGGTATGATTGCTTCGACACAGCGGTCAGGCGGTCAATCGTGGCGGAGAAGGCGACCATGGCGAAGATGCCGCTGCCGAAGTTTTCAAAGGGCTGCACCGTGACGCAGGACTATCGCCGGGTGGTGGAGGAGCTGCTGAAGGAAATGGAGGGGTGAAGATGTTGATTCCGGCAGAGATTAAGGCGAACACTATTGAAGGGACGGCGACCATCAGCATCGCGCAGCTGGATTTCTTCCGGCAGCAGGCGGAGGAAGTCGAGAGGATGAAGCGGGAGCAGGAGGAGACGCGCAAAGCGCTGAAGAAGCTGGTGGCCGGGCTGGACGATGCAGAGTACAGGCGGAAGCTGGAAATCATCGACAGCGCGAAGAACCTGTCAGACAAGAAACTGCGAGAGATGTGCGACGAAGCAGCCGCTACGCTGCGGGTATTCATTTCCGTGCCGGAGCTGCGGAAGTTGGTCAGGAAGTACATAGACAGGGACGCATCCGAAGGGCATCACGACATCAGCGTCATGAAGAAGGCGGAATTCGATGCCATCCCGCTGATTCTGAAGGAGGAGGGAAACAGCGAAGAGGAGTGACAGAACGCGAAATATGCAGGTCATACCGGAACGCGGCGAATCAGAACGCACAGATTCAGATTCTGACAGAGCTGACCGGAAGGAAGCGCCTGGACATCATCATGGTGCTGGCGCGGAACGGCGAGAAGCTGCCGAAGAAGTGCATCGACAGGCTATTTAAAAGGCTGGACGAGCTGGATGCGCAGATACATGAAAGGGAAACAGAGTACAAAGAGATAGTGAAAGCGATTCAGGAAATCGGATAAAGGAGGAATGAAGGATGGCAGGTGAAATCATCAGGACAGCGCCGTGCCGATTCTGCGGACAGATGGTGCAGATTGAATACAGGTACGAGCTGACAGCGCCGCAGGCGGAAGAGGAAGCAACAATGACATGCGCCTGTGCGGAAGCGGTGGAATACCAGAAGGAGAAGCTGCGCAAGGAAAAGGCATTGAAAAACGTGTCTGCGCTTTTCGGGGGGGATGCGCCGCCAGAGAAGAGGGCAGGAGAAGGGACAGTGAACATCCTGCGGGCAGCAGTGGAAGAGATTTACACGGGAGGGCTGGCGAAGGTAACGCTGAACCTGCGCGGAGGAATAAAGGCCAGCATATCGCAGAATAGCAAGGGCGAAATCAACGTGGAACGGACGGAGACGAAGAAGCAGAAGCTGACAGAGTAAAGGAGGAAGAGACAATGGCATCAGGATGGACAGTGCTGGATGCACTGAACAAGAACAGCAAGGCGGCAGCAGACGACGCGCCGAAGGCAAGATTCAGGACAAGGGACATCAGCATCAGGAAGATATATCCGAACGAGCGGAACTTCTACGGGGTGCAGGATGTCGAGAAGCTGGCGCAGGAGATTCTGGCGGAGGGGCTGCTGGAAAACATGGCGGTCACATACGCGCCCTGCGAAGCGGGGGAATACCGTATCATAGCAGGGGAAAAGAGATGGCGGGCGCTGTGCCTTCTGGTGGAGAGCGGCCACGAAGAATTTGAAATGGCGACATGCCAGATAAGGCAGCCAGCATCCGAACACGAAGAGATGGTGCAGCTGATAATGGCGAACAGCTACAGGGACAAGACGGTGGCCGACATTCTGGAAGAGGAGCGGCAGCTGAAGGAAGCCCTGACTTACATGCAGCAGAACGGGCTGACCATGGGAGGGTACAAGCTGGACAGCGGAAGGCTGCGGGATGTCATCGCTGACATGATGCAGGCATCCGGGACGAAGATTGCGCAGATTGAGAGCATCAACAATCGGCTGATTCCGGAATTCACGCAGGAGCTGAAGGAGGGAAGGCTGACCTTTTCAGCGGCTTATGAAATCAGCGGTATGCCTGCGGACGGGCAGCAGGAGATGCTGGCGAAGTATCAGGAGGACGGGAACCTGACGCTGAAGGATGTGAAGAAGGCGAAGGCAGCAGCACAGGACGCGCAGAAGCCAGCAGAAGCGCCCGAAGGGAATCAGGCGGAGAATTGCGCACAGGAGACCGGAAAAGGGCAGGAAGGGGCTGAAAACGAAGCGACAGGGGCATCTGAAGCAGGCGAAGAATACAGGACACCGCATCCGGAAGGAATCACGTCACTGTGCTATGGATGCAAGAGGTATTCAGAATGCAACGTGAAGACATCGACATGCACGAAGTGCGATGAATACGTCAACAAGGCGGAAGCGGAGAAAACCGAAGAGCAGAGATACAGCGAGGAGCAGGACGCAATCGACCGGGAGACGCAGAAGAAGCTGCGGGAGAGGGCGCAGGAGGAGAAGATGCAGCAGCTTCCTTCAGACAGGGAAGAGCCGGGGCAGAAGGTGCATGACATCCGGCTGGGGGCTTCCTTCTTCGACGACGTGCTGGAATGCCGGAAGAATTTTGAGCTTCGCAAGAATGACCGTGGCTACAAGGTGGGCGATATCCTGTACATGATGGAATTCAAGGACGGGAGGAACACCGGAAGGAGCGTGAAGCGGAAGGTCATCTACATGCTGGAAGATTTCACGGGGCTGGAAGATGGTTATTGCATCCTTGGCATAGAGCCGATTCAGGAGGATGCAGAGGGCAGAGGAGCCGGGCAGGATGCGACACAGGATGCTGCGCAGCCCGTTCTGCAATATGGAGCATAAGGAGGAAGAGAGAACAATGAAGCATGATATGAGCGACATCAGGGCGATGGTAAAGGTATTCAGGAAGGCAGCAGACGTTGCGGAGAAGATGGCGGACATCGGGGAGAATGAGCAGCTGGCCGAAGAGGAGCAGGAAGAGCAGCTGGAAACGGCGACAGCTGAATTCATGGTGCAGATGATAAAGCTGCAACAGCTTCAGGATGCAATGTGAAAGGAGTGGGAAGCGTGAAACAGTGGGAAGAGAACAGGCGGCACATCATCAGGTTATTGGAGGGCGCAGCCGCCGCCCGCTGCGGCTTCTGTGACTTCATGGAATGGCTGGACAGCACGGACTTCTTCCGTGCGCCAGCATCCACGAAGCACCACGGGAGCTACGAAGGCGGGCTGGCAGAGCATTCGCTGAATGTATACAAGCGTCTGACAGCAAGGAACGTCATCGGAGACATGGGAATGAAGAGGGAATCGACGGAGCTGGTGGCGCTGCTTCATGATGTATGCAAGATTGACAGATATCTTCCGGAGACGGGGGAGGACGGAAGCATCACAGGCTGGAAGTATAACACAGACGTGGCGCTTCCGGTCGGACATGGGGAGCGAAGCGTCATCCTGATACAGCAGCAGGGGCTGACGCTGACGCTGGAAGAGATAACAGCGATAAGGTGGCACATGGGAGGATTCGACGATTCAGTGCGCGGCGGCAGCAGGGAGCTGTCTGAAGCATTCAGGCGCTATCCGCTGGCGCTTCAGCTGCATATAGCGGACATGGAAGCGACATATCTGGATGAAAAGGAGTGAACGGGATGCAGAAGAAGGAAATCAGATGCGACAAGTGCGGGGAGGAAATCGGGAAGCCGAACCTGAAGGACAGGGTAATCGCAAAGGACAAGGCGGGGAATGCGGTCACGGAAAGATTCTTTGAATGCCCGGCCTGCGGGACGCATTACACGGTAACGGTCATCGACAGGGAGATGCAGCTGATGATACAGAAGCGCGGCCAGCTTATGCTGAAGGTCAACAGGATGATGCGGGAAGGAGGGAGCAAGGAGCGGGCGAAGAAGCTGCTGGATGCGGACAAAAAGCTGAAGGAAGACCTGAAGAGCCGGGCGGAGAAGCTGAAGGAGGAATATGCGGAGGTGATAGGGTGAGACGCGGAAGAAGGCGAATGCCAGAGAAGCGCGGCGATGAAATCCGCAGGGGCGACATCTTTTATATTAACAATAACCGGGGACAGGTCGGAAGCGAGATGATGAAGGACAGGCCGGGAATCATAGTGTCGAACAACACGAACAACCGACACAGCAACGAGGTCACAGTGGTCTTCCTGACGACAAGCCCGAAGAAGGAGACACCGACGCATGTGACAATCGGAAGCACAGGGCGAAGGTCGGTGGCATTGTGCGAAGCGCCAACGACAATAGACAAAATGCGGATAGGAAAATACATCAGCAGGGCGACGGGGCAGGAGATGGAGGAAATCAACGAAAAGCTGAAGATAGCGCTTCGGCTGGAATAAAGGAGGGAATGCGGATGCAGAACATGAACGAATGGCTGAATCAGGCAATCAGGGCGACAGGCGGCTTCATCCTGTGGGTGGTGCTGCTTCTGGTGGCTGTAGGGCTGGTATTGCTGGTTCTGGTGGTGGTGTACGCGGCCATCAAGGAGCTGGTGAAGAATGTGAAGAACGGAGGGAAGAAGGATGAATAAAGCGATATTGATGGGACGGCTGACAAGGGAGCCGGAAGTGCGGTATTCACAGGGGCAGGAGCCGATGGCGATTGCGCACTTCACGCTGGCCGTGGACAGGAGAGGAAGAAGGCAGGAAGGGCAGCAGAACGCGGATTTCATAAGCTGCGTCGCCTTCGGGAAGCTGGGAGAGTTTGCTGAAAAGTACCTGACCAAAGGGACGCGGATTGTGCTGGAAGGACGCATCACCACGGGAAGCTATACGAACCGGGAAGGACAGAAGGTATATACCACGGAAGTCACGGCGGAAAGCATCGAATTCGCGGAAAGCAAGGCGACAGAGCAGTCACGGCAGCAGACGCAGCAGGCGCAGCCATCCGGGACATATACAGGCAGCGACGGATTCATGGACATCCCGGACGGGATAGATGATGAACTGCCTTTCAATTAGGCGCAGGGAAAGAAGGTGAAGAGATGGGACTGAAGGATGCGGTGAAGAAAGTGAAGGAGAAGGTGCAGGGCATGACGGCGCAGCCATACATAGGCATCGACATGGCAGCAGGCGAAGGCATGACAGCATACGCGGGGCAGAAGGACGCGCAGAAGCCCGCAGAAGAGCCGGAAGGGAATCAGGCGGAGAATTCCGCACAGGAGACAGAAAAAAGGCAGGAAAGGGCATCTGGCGAAGCGACAGGGGCGCTTCAGGAGTGGCTGGCAATGATTCCGGAAGAAAGACGGGAGCAGCAGCTGGCGATGATGGATGAATTCTGCAAAAGATATGAGATAACGGCGCAGGAACTGGCTGAAACATTGATAAAGCTGGCGGACAATCTGAAAAAGGTATGGGAAAAGGTCTTCGAGAGCATCCAGCCAGCAATCGAGCATCTGGCGGAATTCTGCCGGGGATATTTCAGCAGCATGGACAAGTGGGAGCTGGAAAAGCTGAAGATGTCGAACAATGAGCGAAGGCGGCGCGGGCTGCCGATGGTGAGAAGGCGGGCGCATATCAGGAACGGGCGGAAGAGCAGGAACAGGAAGTAAGAGCAAAGGCAGGTGAAAGGCGATGAATGATGAAGAAGTGAAGGAAGCGGTCGCGAAGACCGTCAGGAAGGTGCTGATGGACGCGGAGAACGAGAAAAAGAAGCAGGAGCGCCAGAAAGTGCTGCACAACACGCGGATGCTGATGGAAAACTACAGAGAAATGCGCAGGCATCTGGAAAACGCGATTTCAGAGGTCGAGGAGCTGGAAGCGGAAGAATTCCGGATTTTCAAGACCGGGAAAACGTATCTTGAAAGCGTCAGGAGGTCGAAACTCTGCACCGCGATGATGATTGCGAACATTGACCGGGCGATGGAGGAATTGAAGGCGGAGCAGGAAGAAAAAAACGCTTCCTACAAGTACGAAGCCTTCCGGATGCACTATATTGACGGGATTTCTTTTGAAGACATCGCCGAAAAGCTGAATTGCGGGAAAAACACACCTTCCCGCTGGGTGAAGGAAATGATTCGCCGGATTTCCGTGAAATTATTCGGAATCGACGGGATTGAAAAATGGTGAAGTGGAAAAAAGGGCTTTTTCGGGGAAAACGCATTTTTCACGTTTTGTTTTTGGGGAAAACGTGGTAAAAAGTTGGGGTTTTCATGGTGGGAAGCCCGTTGTAAAATGGTAGCGTGGAAAGTTGCGAAAAGACCGCTGTACAGACCAAAAATCTGAACGGCGGTTTTTTATTGCCATTTTCCCGCCCTCAAAAAGGCAGATGCAGGCATCCCTGAAAGGGGGTGTCTGTGGAAGCCCGAAAAAGCGCCTATATAGGGGGGGTATATAGGGGGCTGCCATACGGGGGCATCTATGGCGGCCTATATACAGGGGCTTATATAAGGGGCTTATACAGAGGGCTTATACAGGGCTATATAGGGGGTGGTGTGGTGCTGTGGCACAAGTGCAGGTGCGGGGGGCTGATACCGCAGGGAATAAGCCTGTGTGAGCGCTGTGCGGCCATATATACAGGTCAGGGCAGCAGGCACATGGAATACAACCGCACACGCAGGAATCAGAAGGCAGCAGCCTTCTATGTATGCAGCGACTGGCGCAAGGCCAGAGAGACGGCGCTGCGGCTGTATGATGGCATGGACATATATGCCTACTACATACAGCACAGGATAATGACCGCTGACATGGTGCATCATGTGGTCGAGCTGGAAGAAGACTGGACGCGAAGGCTTGACATCGCGAACCTTCTGCCATTGAGCAATAGCAACCATGGAATCATCAGCGCCCTGTACGAGAAAGATGAAGCAACGAAGAAGGCGACGCAGCAGCAGCTGCTGGGGCTGATAGCATCCCACTGGAAGGATGCCGGGGGTATCGAAAAAGTTTTGGTCGGTCTGGATTAGTCGCGCTCCCCCTGTTCTGTGGAGAAAACTCCCCACGGAAATTCCAGAATATGCCCGCCAGATAAAGGGCAGTGTCAGAATCTGACACACCGCAGGGAAGAACAGTGAGAGAGGAGGTCGCAGGGATATGGCAGGACAAAGACAACCTATCGAGCTAATACAGGCAAAGGGCAAAAAGCACTTGACGAAGGCGGAAATCGAAGAGCGGAAGCGCACGGAAGTGAAAGCGCCTGCGGACAAGGTCACAGCGCCGCCATATCTGACACCGGAGCAGAAGAAGAAATTCAAGAAAATCGTGAAGGAGCTTCGGGCGATTGACCTTATATCGAATCTGGATGTCGATGCGCTTGCGCGGCTTGTCATCGCGATGGACAGATACGTCGCGGTAACGGAGGAGCTGAACAGGCAGCCGCTGATGCTGACCATTCAAGTGCCGTCCGGGATGAAGGATGATAAAGGCAATCCTGTTTTGACGGAGAAGGAAGTGGTGAATGGGGAAGTGGAAAGGCTGCTGCTGATACAAGACAGATGCTTCAAGCAGTGCAGGCAGGGCGCGTCAGACTTCGGCCTGACAGTGTCATCCAGATGCAGGCTGATAATCCCGAAGGCGGACAAAGAGCCGCCGAAGGAAAACAAATTCAAACAGAAATTCGCATAGGTGAGAACACGGACAGGGTAACACAGTACGCACTGGATGTCCTTGCGGGGAACCTGACGGCTGGCGAGCTGGTGAAGCTGGCATGTCAAAGACATATTGACGACTTGGAGCGGTCGAAAGCTGCGCCGTATCGGTACTACTTCGACGAAGAGGAAGCGGAGCGCATCATCGAATTCGCGGAGACGCTGACCATCGCAGAAGGCGAGGAGGAGCAGGAGGTCGAAGCATATCCCTTCCAGTGCTTCATCCTTGGAAGCATCAACGGGTGGAGGACAAAGGACGGGCATCACAGGAGATTCAGAACAAGCTACATACAGCTGGGAAGGCAGAACGGAAAGAGCTTCCTGAACGGGATTCTGGCAGCGTACTACGGCAATTTTGACCGCTACAAATACGGTCAAATATACTGCACGGCAACGAAGAAAGAGCAGGCGCTGATAGTATTCAATGAAATCGTGAAATTCATCAACAGCGACAACGACCTGTCTGAATGCTTCAAAGTGCATGAGCATAACAGCACGATAGAGTGCCTTCTGACGAAATCGAAAATCAAGGCGCTGTCCGGGGACACAAAGAGCATCGACGGATTCCGTCCGTATCTTGGAATCGTGGACGAATACCACGCGCACAAGGACGAACAGATGTACAAGCTGCTGGAAGGCGGCATAAAAAAGATGAAGTCGGCGCTGATATCCGTCATCACCACGGCGGGATTCGACCTGAAGTCGCCGTGCTATGCGCTGTATGAATACTGTGTGAAGGTGCTGAAGGGCATCACGGAGAACGAAAGCCAGTTTATCTTCATCGCACAGATGGATGAAAAAGACGACATGTGGATTCCGGAAAACTGGATAAAAGCGAATCCGATTCTGGAATACGACCGGGAAGCACTGCGGAACATGGTTCCGATTGCGGAGACAGCGAAGGAGATGGGCGGCGCGACGCTGCGGGACTTCATCGTCAAACAGCTGAACATGTGGCTGCAATGGACGAACGACGTGTACATAAAGGACATGTCCGCATGGCAGAAGTCGGCAGTGAAGAAGACGCTGGAAGATTTCCGGAAGCAAAAGTGCTATGTCGGGCTTGACCTGTCCAGCGGCGGCGACCTGACATCGCTGGCAATCGTCTTCCCGTTCATGCGGGACGGTGTCCGGAAATATTTTGTACACACGCATTCCTTCATCCCGAAGATGCGGGTGCAGGAACACATAAAGACAGACCGTGCGCCCTATGACCTGTGGATTCAGCAGGGGCTGCTGACCGTCACGGAGACGATGGGCGGCATCAAGACGGATTACAAGTACATCCTGACATACCTGAAGCAGCTGCTGAAGCAGTACGAATTCGACGTGCAATTCATCGCATACGACCCGCACAACGCATCCGCGTTCGTGGCGGACTTGGAAGCGATGGGATGGGACAGCGTGGCGACGACGCAGTCAGCGAAGGCATTGAACGATGCAACAGTGGACTTCCGGCTGGAAGTGATGGCCGGGAACGTGGAACATGACGGAAGCGGGGCGCTGACGTGGTCAATCGCAAACGCAAAGACCGTGTCAAACAGCTTCGGGGAAATCAAGATTGAAAAAGACCTGCGGACGGAGCGCATCGACATCGTGGACGCTGTCATCGACGCGTGGACGCTGGCGATGAAGGGAGAGGTGAAACCGGATGCGAATGAAACCCTTCAGCTGTGGCTGCAACAGATGGAAGTGTACACAAAGAAGGAGGAAGGGAGGTGATGAAGTTGAATGTGTGGGAGAGGATGAAGCAGGGGCTGGCGAAGCTGCTGAACCTGAACACGATA